GAACTTCAAAGTATAGACAAACTTATCAGTCAGAATGGAATGTGGACGAAACTCAACAACCATAGAATGACGTTTGGAAGTAAGTTGCATTGGTGTGAATCCCTTTGACTCTTATAGAATACACGATTTTGACGACCACACAACCGGTAGTGTGCAACTAGGTCAACTGTCACACCTCACCCTAAGTTTACCTTTCTCCCAAATATAATCGTTTCCGCCTAAACAATCATCACCTAATTCATCGATGGCAATGTTATCAGGGAACAAACCATAGTATTCATCTTTCTGCTCATATCGTGTCACTGTTGTAGAACGAAGCGCACGAACATCAATATAGACAGTATCACTCACATCAGCAAACTTTTGACTGATATAGTTCTCAATATCACCATATTCGTTGCTGTGATGTCTATCAATCCAAATTAGATCATTATCACCATCTTCATATCTTTCCTCCCTATCTTCATCTGCCCAACATTCGATCTGACAAAGTTCACCTTTTTCTGTGTCGTAAGTAAACATAATTAACCTCCGATAATTGGATTGACACCGATTACTTTTGCCCTAGGATTACGGGCAGTTGCTGTTTCCCTTGCATCACGATAATTGCTGGCATAAACTTCCTCTGTGAAAACTTTGCCACCAACATACAACTTAACTTCCCATTTCATTGTTTTACACTCCAATCAAATTTGTCGATGTACTGTTTACAAGTTTGGCACCCTAGTGCGCTCCAGCTGAAGTGATACACTGTTGTGACAGAATTACACTTAGGGCAGACGATTTGCCTGCCTGTTTTAGGTGCTCTTGTGTGCTTAGTTACGTTCACCAGATGTTAGTCCAACGAGTGTGATTTGCTTTGGTGATTCTATTCTCTGCTAACATATTGTCGCAGACTTTACAAAAGACCTCAAACTTTTGTTCTCTTGTTAGTGTGTCTGCACCGTCGCAATTCTTCATTACGCGGAGCATTTGTGCCTTAGAACGAATCATTTTAGAACGTAGCAGTAGTCGATAGAATTAACGCAAAATCCTGTGGCAGATGTAATCTCTTCTACAAGATCATCACCGTCCGATGCTTCCCAAGTGGTAGACATTACATCATTGATAACATCTTGTTGCTCTGTTGGTGATAACTCAAAGTTATCATCTTCAAAGTCGATGTTAATTTGTGTGATGCGATAATGCATTTTTCTGATGGAAAGTTTACGGAGTTGACGATCAATGTCAGAGAACATAATCAGAGATACAGAAACGAACCGTAAGGATCACAAATGTGAGGATTATCTGCCAGTTGAGTGATCAAATAGCGGACATGTTTGGCAGGTGCTTTGTATGATGCAGGTTTGTAACATTCACCTGAGTTCTTATCAACGAACATCCAAACACTGCGACCGCGAACTCTCTCATTCAAACCGAAACATTCGGAGACAAGATAAGACCAAACTTTGATATATTTGCGACCAACTTCAATCTCAAGTTGAGTGTAAACAGAACGACTGGATTCAATCGCATCAACTTTCCACTCATTGTTCAGCACTTCAACGAGTGCTTCAGTCAAGAATTGTGGTTTGGTTTGAGTGATCGTCATGTGCTGTTCCTTTGACTCTTTAATAATACACGAAAACCGACCCCTTACAAGGGGATGTGTGCAACTAGATCAACTGGCACAGGCAAACCTACCATTGTTGAAGTTTGCGTGAGAGAATTGCTCTCGGTTGACATACTTAAACATACCAAACTCATTGATCTTGACATAACCCTCGCCACCACATTGTTGGTTGCCGATATATGCTTTAGGACCATTGTTCCGCATCAGGAACAACATATCATCCTTGATTGACTTGACGAGTGACCACAAACGCAATACATTCACGTCGATTTGATTAGCAAATGCAAGCGCATCCATAGTCAGGTCATCAATAACCAAACCAGCACGAATAACGCTGTTAAGTTGTTGCTGAACCTGCTGAGATTGCTTGTCACTCATAAACTCACACATACACGACATTTGACGTGCAAAAGCTACAACTTCATCGAAATCTTCATCAACTTGCCATGCATCAGGTTGCACGAACTTACAAGTCTCAGTATCATCGAAGATCTCCATATCTACCATATCATTGATAGTATATGCGTCCTTCAGTTCACCATCAGTTGCATACAAAGTATGAGGTGCAATAATAATGTTCTGCTCAATTACTTCATCAAAGATGTAAGTAATCGTATTGGGGCAAAAAGTATCATCACCACCAAACCCGATAAAATCACCTTGAACAATCCCGTCGAAACTAGGAAGGCAATCGAAACAATGATGTAATATGTTAGCAACAACCCCAGAATGATTCCGATCAATGTCATCATGCGTTTCATTGATTTTAATCAGTTTTTTGTTAAAGACAGATTTAGTTCCGACAAAAAAGTTCTTTGTCTGAGGATTTGTGCCCCAAACAATAGCAGGAGCACCATCAATTTTCACGGAAAGATCACCATCGGAAAGCAACCAATCCAGTGCAGTCAGATCACCCGTCAGGATAGAATCTTCGGGGTGTTGGAGATGTGTGTTTTTCATGCTCTTAATATGGCACAGGATGGGGCAGAAATCAAGCGATAGTGGACAGTTTGACCAACTGTCACACAAAGACCGTATTTGTGAATAATTTTAACAATTCATCATGTTCTGTGTCGGTTTGTCCTTTAATTCTCTTCTCTGGATTCAGAGAATCTCCCATGAGAATTGTACCTCCACCCAATCTTTTTTTGCACAGGTCAACATTATCTCTCATAAGATCTATGCCATAGATGTCATTCAGTGCATCACTCTCAGTCATACCATGAAACAACACTTTTACCCACTTCGATGCAACCAAGAACTGACCATCTCCACAAGCAGGATCAAGAACTGTTTTTCCTGGTGTAAACTTATCCACACCACATTCACGAATCATTCTAATAACCAGGTCAGTAGGAGTGAAGACCTCTGCTGTTACTTTGACTCTGTATTCATCCCGATCAATGCCACTCATATAAGAGTGATCGTCCATCCTATCTTTTACTTCACTCCACAATTTGTCTGACATATTCTCTCTCTTGTTCAGTGATGTTAAAGTGGTCAAACATATCATCATCACTCATTCTACGATCAGTTGGTATATTTGGCAAGCGACAAAATACTTTCTCGTTACCAAACCCAGACCACTTTGCAGTCTTAAAAATATATCGCATCAACAAACTATTCAGATTATGTGATAAGTTCTCTCCTGACTCAGCATCACTCACCTCCACATAATATGCCATATCAGTACCACCCAGAACACCATCATCATAGAATGGTTTGGTATATCCACTGCGCGACCACATTACTTTCTTTTTAGATGCCCAATCCTGTCTGATTCGTGAATACCAAGTCTGTTTGTTTGTATGTAAAATAGGATGAATAAATTCATCGCTCTCAGTTTTGCTGATGATGCCCGTCCCGCGCAGCAAATTTACGTTGTGACAGGTAGCATAATCATATTTTACATTTAAGTGCTCTTTTGCCTCAAACATTACCTTTTTATGGACAGATAATGCGTTTTGTGATAGATCTATGGGCAAATAGAACACAGAGTCGTCTATTTTGCAATCAAATATGCTGTCTTGAGTAACAACTTTGGTTTTTTCTGCATCGGGGCTGTTGGAGACCATGTAGTCTGCGAACGTGCTCCCCACTTCAGGAAAATAAGTTTTTGTATCTAAATTGAGGAACTTCACTGCCTTAGACTTAAACAGTTGTAAAATCTTGCTGGATGGTGATAAGAAACTACTAGGAGAAACCTGAAGTAAAATACCATCAGGTTTTAACCAGTGACTGAATGTTTTAAGTGTAAAATCAATCCATAATTTATGCTGAGTCTTCCCTCTCTTTGTTGTATCCTGAAACGGTGGATTTGTTGCGACTATATCAAACTGCATTAGCAAACTCCTGCCTTCTTGAGATTCAGATAGGTGTTGGTGGAAGTGTTAATCTCCTTAGATTTCTTAGGGCGACGTTGACCATATGCCAGATCAACTTGCTCTTTCTTGTGATAGATAGTCCCTTCATATTCCTCACCACAGAGATACCATGCTCCATTCTTTTGTAGAGTGAAGGGAACTTCGATACTCACAATATCCTCACCATCAGTGATAGTGAACAGCACACCTTTGCCATTTACTTTATATTCTACCACAGATTCTTCATTATTAACACGTCGCAAGATGTCTGCGTAAGTCTCATTAAACAGAGAGCAGCAATAGTCACCCTTACCAATCAAAAGAATCTCTTCATCATAGTTAAGACCTGCCATCTTAATGATGCGTTGCTTGATCTTGGAATTGTCCAGAGTTTTGAGTGCATCAACAACAGATTGTGCTGCGTTCAGACCATACTGAGCACAATCATTCTTCCAGCGAGCCTCAACATTCTGCCACATATTTGCTTCTTCACTGTTTACATAGAAAGCACGAACAGCATCGAGAATGTTATCGAACTTGCTGTAGATTCCCTTCAGAGGAGAGAAACCCATGCTCTCGATAAGTTGATCTCTGACAGTACGATTAGACCCCTTAAAGCGTTCTTTTGTGTTGGGGTTGATAAACATACCAACACCAGCAGACTCGAACAAAAAGTTGTTAAGGAAGGAGTTCCAAGTTCCAGAACAAAGTTGAATGCGATCGTATCCATTCTTATAGTTCTTCAGAGAGAATGAAACATAATCATCTTTACTGAAGTAGATAGCAAAATCACCTTTCAGTTTAAGATCGCGGAACTCTTTCTCAACATCAACAACATCAAACTTTCTGTCAGAATACTTAGCAATTAGATCCTGAAAGAAACTATCAACTACAGCATCAATGTTCTCTTTGTAAATGCTATCACCAAACTTCTGAGAGATACCACGCTCAGAACAATATGTCATGAAGGTATCAAACTTCTCAGCAACATCATCGGTCAGAGCAACATCATTCTCCACCGCAAGTTCTTGCAACTTAAAGACAATATATGCCTCTGCTGCGTCTTGCATGTAGTGATCGGTGGAGGAACCTGCGCCCATAATGTGCTCCTTTGACTCTTTTAATATACACGGAAACCACCCCTAGTGGGAGTAGGGTGTGACACTTATTTTCTGTCACACAGGCAACCGTGCTACAGACTTTTTCCTTTTGTGTCGATCTATAAAGTTTATTGCAGACTGACGATTGCGACAGACTTTAAGAACATTTGCCTGATGAACTACTGCCAGTTTTGTATCACTACCTGCAATAGGTACAGCAGCATACATCATCGGATCATCATATTTGCCGATAATAAATCCTTCCTCAACTGGTTTTGGGTCAAGGATGGTAGTCTTTTGTTGTTCTAATTTCATCTATTCATCTCCAAATATATCCTCGTAGGTCAAACTTTCAATTCGTTTTACTTGCTCAGAATATGGTTTAGGATTTTCTTTTGGATCACAAAAATACCTATACATTGCACTGCCTGGTGGTGGTAAATCAGCGATCATTCTCTGCTTTACTTGCATCAATGCCTGTGCTTTTCTGTATCGTTCTCTTGCCTCATCAAATGGTTTTGAATGGACAGATTGAAAGTTCATAGAATTATTCATCGACGGATCTCACTGATAGCGGGTTGACCTTGATTAAAGACGACATCAACAACTGCCTGTACTTTTTTGGCAGTGCTAATACCAACTGTGTCGTAGGTAGGAATACAAACAAGACCAAAAGTCTTCTCAGAGCTACCCAAACGAATCACACGACCGATAGACTGACTGATACCAATGTAGTCCATGTTACGCATAAAGATAACTGCCTCAAGTCCGCTGACGTTAATACCTTCAGACAGAATAGAGTGGTGGATAACTACAAACTTCTTGGTGCCATCTTTGCCCCAAGTGTTCAGTGTGTTGAAGAACTCTTCGCGATTGACTTTCTTACCATCGATGATTGCGCCAGTCTTAGATGTGATTGTCATCCAAGAATAACCACGCTCAGCGAGTTGCATACAAAAGTCAGACTGAGATAAAAGACCAACAATCTGCTTTGTGGTGCGAGCACAAATCAAAGTCTTGTCGATGTTGTTGTCATCAATAGTTTCCAGCAGGTTGTCACAATCCTCTGCATACATCACCTTGCGACCCTTAATAAGATCAAGTTTCTTGACTACAACTTTAGGAGGAAGAATGTAACCACCTTCGACCAACTCAGGTGCAGGAATGTTGGCAAGAACTTGACCATAAACCGACCAGTTCATGCCTGGTTTCTTAGGAGTCAGAGAATGTTTAGGGGTTGCTGTATAGAAATAGCAACGATCTGCGTTCTCTGCAAAGAACTCAGTGGCAGGGAAAAAGTTACGCTTGACGCTGTTATGTGCCTCGTCAAAATAGATCGTGTTGACCTCAATATCTGCCTGCATCACACGCTCAAGCGAATTGTAGGTGGTGAAGATGATAACGTTCTCACCAGCAGTACGAGCACAATTAGCAAACATGTGAATCTTGTCTGCTTTTGTAGTGCTGAAGTGATGAGTTTCACCACTATGAACGTGCATGATGTGAGTGTGACTAGCATCAATCATCTCCATAAACTCGCTGCAAAGTTGTTCAGCAAGGAGAATACGGGGAGCAACAACAACTGTAGTGGTGCCGTTGTTGACAGAATCAAGTGTGGTGATGGTATCTTGAATCATACACATGGTTTTGCCACCACCAGTGGGGACAATCACCTGACCTTTGTTGTAACGAACCATGCGCTCAGTGATGTGCTGCTGGTGACGACGAAGAGTGATAGTCAAGCGAGTGATTTGAATCGATGAATGTAATATAAACGAAAACAGCACCCCTGTCAAGGATGCTGTGCAGGTTATTCAACTGTCACACTGTATCAGTTTGAGTCCATAATGTCTGAGTATTCACCATCATCGATAGATTTCACGAACGATGGTAACAACTGCGGAGAGATTTCCTCAGCATAGTATAAGAACAGATCCTCGTCTTCAAAGAAGTCTTCGTGGAAATCATCGTCCTTAATTTGCTTCAACTCCTCCATATTTTGCTCAACTGATTGTGCATTGACGTAAGATTCAACAAACTTTGATACAAACTCATCCAAAAGAACTGGATAGTTATGCAGTTGAATCTTCAGACGTTCGTATAACTTTGCCCTGATTGGATCTTTCTTAAGAAAGTCAGGCAAAGAATAGGGAGATTCTTCACTCCAAGTCTCAGCATCATTTGCCTCTTCTTGTTGCTGATAGATCTCATTTTGCTCCTCTTCAGATAGAGAAATGAGTTCATCATCTTTCAGGGGAATAGAATCAACACTTACAACTTCGCTCTCGCGGAAGTCATCAAACTCATCAAATCCTTCCTCGTAAGTAGGATCATTGTACTTAGGATCTTCACTCATCGACTTCTTCCTCAGTGTATTGTTCAGAGACTGCTTCACTTTCAACGTCAACATCTACGTCAGCAGCATCAACATCCTCGCCTTCTTCGCCCATCGAAGCTTCTGCTTTGTCCTCCATTTCTTCCAGTTCTTTCTCATCAACTGGGGTGAATGGGATCTGACAAATTTCACACAACTCTTTCAACGTATCGTTGTCATAAATGTGTGCAATCTCTTTGCGGAGATCATCAGCAGAGTCACCAACAAAACTGTCCAGCATCATATCATACGCGAACTTATACAGTTCTTGTTCATCCATGCTTTCCAGAACTTTCACGGCGTAAGCACCGCTCAGTTTGGCAAATTGGTCATCAGTGTATGTCATTGGGAGGTCAAATTGATGTTGAAAAGTGTAACTTATGTATGTGACAAAACCTTCCAGTTGCTGTCACTTTGTTCGGTAATCCAGAAAAAGTATTTACCATTGAATGAACGTAGGAACATTCTATTCTGTCCGAAAGATTCCTGTGTATGTTCTACCACACAGACAGAAATCTCATCCATTTCATTAGCAAAGCGGTTTTTTGCCTTGCGTGAGATGGGTTCAACTTCGACAATCATAACAGCAATGTCACTTCCTTGTCATCTTAGCAATAAATTTGTGTGCTGACTCCTTAGTGCGACACTTCTTCAACTGGACACACATACCATCCTTGTTTGGTCCTAACACCATGAATTGTTTGCTACATGCAATCGGCACAGCAGCATAGTTTCCACAGTTGGAATAGAAACCCTGAGGTTGTTGCTCAGGGTCAAGAATATAGAAGTTTGGAGGATACTTCAAGAATACGCAGCAGGATACAGTTCATCGAGAATCTTGTGACATTTCTTGTATGTCTCCAAGTCATGAATGTGTTGCTTTTGGTAACTCCTAACAGCAGAAAAGATCAGTTGATTCTGTCGCTGATAGTCTTCCTTGAATCGTGCAAAGTTTCGGCACCCACATTTGGGGTAGTCACCATAAACTTCCTTGTACGCTTCATTTACATTCTTCATCACAGTTTTTGTTCTTGTTGTAAAGTTTGCGGACTTTTTTGAGTTCTTTCAACTCAAACTTGATGTTAGCATAAGCAGTTTCAGCATCAAGTTTCTTTGCCATTTCCATGGCACAGATCATACTAACACGAGTTCCAAATAATTGGATCGCCTTATCATAGCAGTCTTGTTCTTCGTACATGTTATGCTGTAGATTGTCGAAGTTTACGCACAGATCTAATTATACCACCATCAAAGTGAACACGCAACATAGGATAAGGAGCATACTTACAATCCCATTTTGATGGGTAAACAGTGATTGTGTCAAAAAGATTCACGGCTCTGACTCTACCATGATTGCCATTGGGAGTGTGCTTTAACAGCGGAAAGTTTGATTCAGTATTCTCTGACCAATCTTGTGTCCCAGCATAATCAATCTCATACAGTTGTCCTGCTGGTGAGATCCAATACTGGGAACAATAACAGTTAAGATCTTTGGTTTGTAACTCCCTATTGTAGAACCCAGGTCCAAGATCGTAGGAGCATTTAATGGTGTCATATAATCCCATAGTTTTCCTTGAACCTCAACAAAGGTAGTTTAGTCATGATTTGAATGTTTGTCAATACTGTGTTAAGAATTGTTGACGCAGTTGCACTTCATTACTGAATGCTTCCTGCTCCCATGGTTCATCTTCGTAGGCAGTATCAGGGTCGATAAGTTTACCGTGCCAGTAGTTTTTGCCACGACGTTCTTTACGATCACTGACCAACCATTGCTTGAGATGTAACAGTTCGTGCATCAATGTGCTGATGTAGTCTTCTCTTTCAAGACCAGAGTGCAGTTCAATGAGAAACTCACGCGGACGATATGTGCTGTCCGTGACACTACAAGCACCGTGAAGTCCTTCTCTCAGAAGACCACGAACTACAATATCTAGGTCAAACTTGTACCGATTAAGTTTGTGCTTAGTGACAAACCATTCCACAGCAGATCTTGTGATTCGTTTGTAACCAGAATAGTCTGCAATCGAGAGGGAATAAGACATAGCCAGTGAAGAAACCAGACGCCAGAAATAACAAATAGGAGTTTCATGTGGTCTAGGTGGTGTCGCTCATGAACACACTATAAGACCCCCACAAGCGTCAGCAAGGGGGGTCTGGTACACTTTATGGGGTGTCACATGGGTTAGTCAACAAAAGCAACCCAATGCCACCCTATAACATCATCTCTCAATGCATTGATTGAAATCCCACCATAACCTTGACTTCCTACTTTTTGAAACCCATCAAGAGCAACTTCTGAACTGTGGTCATAATTAGTTTGACAATCAGACACACTATCTCTCTTTCCGTTGAGAGAATATGATGTCATTGTTGGTTGATGTGCCATTGGCGTGCTAAATCTCACACTTGTCGCACGAACAGCAACCGATTCATTGATTCTGTTGTAAGTAGCACCAAGAGAGGTAACTTGACCAGGAATTTTCTCACTGTGTGGACTGTAATCGTATGAAGTTTGAATATAACGCTGACATGCCCTTAGATCTTCTTCAAATCTCATATATTCAAA